GCTCCATACCATAACAGTGCCGCAGCAACACCGTAAATAACTGGACTTATCGCCTGCCAGTTATCAGCTATAAATTTACCTGCCATAGCAATTCCGTCAACTATTCCATTGACTACCGCCTTTAATCCTATGAATCCAATTTTCATATTATTTACAAATGATTGGAAAGCCTTTGAATTAGCCAACTGATTTATTTTTTTGAGTATGCCGTCCATCTCCCGCAAAGCAAAATTCTTTGCCTGAATCCAAACATCCTGCCAAGTAAGAGGCAAAGTTCTAAATTTAGCATTTATGTCATCCCCAGCACTAAATAGAGCGTTTTTTATTATGTCCGCTGTTATTTTCCCGTCTGCACCAAGTTTTTTCAGTTCTCCAACCGAAACATTCATATGCTTGGCTATTGCCTGTGCTACCATCGGGGCATTTTCCATTACTGAGCGGAACTCATCTCCTTGAAGTTTTCCAGCTGCCATTGCCTGTGTCAGTTGATACATTGCACTCGTTGCTTCCATTGCGTCCGCCCCTGATACTTTAAATGCCTTTTGCATAAGATTTGTAAACTTTACCATCTCATCAGTATTGTTAAATGCATCTTTAGCAAGTAAACCAAGTTTTGCTACCTGGTTCATACTATCCGTATATGCAACTCTTGCGTCATTTGCTGACTGATAAATCTGTTCTTTCAGCTGTTCAGGTGCGTCCGTTATCAAGTTAAGCCTTGCTGTTATCTGTGCATTCTGGTCTGATGCCTGAAGTAATTGTTTTGCACCCATAACCCCTGCTATCGCTGCCCCTACCTGCATCATTTTTTTCTGTATTTTATCAACAATACTGGGCGTCTTACTTAAATTATCGTTTACTGCTTTACTGTCACCTTTCATTTTTTGCAGTTCGTTTTCTGCTAATGCCAACTGCTGTCTTGCGGCTGTCAAATTAGCGGTATTAATATTCATAGATTTTCCATCAAGACTGGACAGACTATTTACTGTTGCGCTTATAGCATTGTTTATCGCTGTAAATGTCTGTGTCATTCTGTCATTTAAAATTATGCTGTTCTGAATTGTAGCCATTTTTCACACCTCCTAACGCCTTTTACGGCCAGCCTTTCTTTTGGCTTCTTTTTCAGCCTCTTTCTCTTTTTTTATTTTTATGTCAATACAGGCCATAATGAACGCTTTCTCATAAATATCCATTTCAGCAAATTCACTTGGCTTTATTTTCAGTTTATGCAGGCAATAGTAAGCATAATTATACTCTGCCACATTTGCCTCAATTAGTTTTTTACTTCATCTTTGATATCCTCTACATTAAGATCCCATCCGTTTATTTTTTGAACTTCCTGAAGCAAAGCTGTATACTCTCCTGGAAGCAACATTGCATTTATCAATTCTCTTGAATCCATTACTCCCCAAGAATCCTGCAGCTCCTTGTCATCCAAATCTGGATAAACTAATGATTTTAAAACTAAATCAACGAAATATTTCTGCTGGTCTAGTTCTGGGACAATTACCCCTTTAGCCTTTTTAACCTGTCTTGTATTCTGCTTTCTTAGTGCGTCATCCATTTCATTTGAGATTGACTTTATCTCAAATTTAACAGTATTTCCTGCATCGTCCTTAAATCTTTTTGACACTTCCACTTCCTGATTTTCCACAGGGATTGTATTCTGTTTTAAAAAAAACTTTAAATCTTTCATTCTTAATTATCCTCCTAAATTTGTTTGAAAATAGGGAGCTTAAAACTCCCTAAAAACTATGCTTTAATCTAAAAAATATGTTACAAAAAGTACCCTTATATGTTCATACCGTCAAGAGCATTAAATTTATCCATAAGTTTCCAGTCCTCAAATGTGAAATCAAACTCATCTTCAAGATAGTCCGCATCCGCATCAAACTGTGCTATTATTCCACCATCAAGATTGCAATCAATCAACATTATGGTTTGTTTCCCTACGCTCGAAGTTGGGTCTTCATTTACAAGCTGCATATCGAAATAAACATCCTTACCTGTTCTTGTGTACTCCTGCAATATTTCTCTAAATATTGACGTGTTAAAATGGAAGGTAGCACTTCCAGTACCTTTCCAACCTGCCGCTTTGTTCCCCTTTCCAGTCTTACCTAGAATCGGAACTTCAACTTTAGTTTTCTCCATTTCTGCTTTAACATTAATAGCTTGCATAAAGTTGTATCTCTTATTCCCAACTGTAACAAAACATTTGGCAAGACTTCCAGATATGGCGTCCTTTCCTTTCATTATCGCTGTATCGCTCATCTATTCTCACACTCCTTTATCTAAATCATTGTACAATTACGTTCATATAAAGTTTTTCCATTGCCACAACTGGTTTAATATTAGTTGTGACCAGCACGCTTTCCTTGGTTTCCCCTTCAACAACCGTAATATCTGTCTCCTCATTGAAGTCTTTTATCGCTCTCAAGTCTTCTAATGTTTCGTGGTGTTTTGAAATATCACGCTTCAAATCGTTTCTATCATATTCTGTATTGTTTGACGAACCCAAATAAGTTTTATTAAATATTGTTGCCACATCAATAGCAATCTGATCTAAAGTTCTCATTACTTGAGCGAACGAGAAATCTCTATTTTTTCTTTTTATGAAAGAAACAAAAGAATTGATGTCCTTCAGAACTCTTATCTCATCCCCAGTCTTGTGGAAAATGAAGTACCCTGCCTTCACAGCCAGCTCCAGTTCTGTCTGAGTTTCCTCAACTTCAAGTTTAAAATCCCCATTGTATTTATGATTTGTCAAACTTCTGTTAACCACACAATATGCTTCTGTTCCGCCAACCCAGTATACCGCTGAATTTTCAGGAAAATCAGAATCCAGCGTTTTTGTTTTAACATTAATCACGCCTTCATAATCCGGGTCATCAGCACGGTAAACCACACATACAAACTTAGCTCCAACCTTATCTCTCATTCTCTTTGTGTACTGTACATACAAATCTTTTATAGTTTTCTCGTTGGAAGTACAAACTAAAACATTGATAAAGTATTTATCTATTTTATCCAAAAATTTCTGATGTGATGCACCTGTCACAGTTCCGTTTGTCCCTCCTGTCATAGGTGTTCCTGCTGTTACTGTAAGAGTTGCATCTGATTTAAAAATTACAAAGTCATTGTTTTTTAAATCCTTTGCAGTCGCAATTGTCTGAACATCCACCTTTTCAGATTCAACAAAAGTTGTAACATCAAACAGAGAAGCATTGTCAACGTTTGCCTGAATGGATATCTTAATATCATTCCCTCTTTCTCCTGTATACTTTGCAGTTCCAAAAGCATTCGAGGCTTTATCACCACCCGTATTCAGTTTAAAGATATAACCAGTTTGAGCGTGCTTATAGAAATCTCTCAGCCCTTTTAATTTGTCGCTGTCATAAGAATGTCCAAAGTATTTTGTAGAATTTTCAATAAAATCTCCATTTTCCACCTTGAAAATTTCTTCATCAGCACCCCAGTCAAGCTCAACTCCAATTGCGGCATACCCTCTATCCGAGAACACGAGTTCCACTCTTTCCTTGCTTACAAAATTAATATATGTACCTGGCAAAACTTTATTCTGTACTAGCCAGGTACCTCCACCATAAGCCATTATTTAACCTCCTTGTCTAAAAAATTCTCTAATTTCTTATCGACGTCTGACAATGTATATTCCTTGTCATCCTCTAATAAGACATTTAATAAATCGGCTCTGTTTTTATATTTGTCAGATCCTATAATCTGACTTTTTACAAATTTAGTTTCATTTGATTTATTTTCAGCGCTTTCTTTTTTTGCTTGCGTTTTGTTTTCAACAGTATTATTATCTGCCATTTCAATCCTCCTTCAATCCAGCATTTATTCCAAGTTTTCCCATTTTTGTTTTTTCTCCATCCAGTTTGTAAATAAACATTTCATACGTGACAAAAAAATGCAGTACTTTGTCCTCTTCCCTTGAGTTCCTGTCAGTTCCTCGAACAAGTGTTCCATCATCAAGTTTTATATATTCAAGCACAGTATAAAGTTTATCCAGTGTTTCAAATATCTCTTGGGCTTTTTTATCTTTGGGAAAATATGTAATGTCAAAAAGATAGCTTCTTAAATACCTGTTTCCAACAATCTGTTTTTCACTAGGGTTCAACAAGTCAATAAAAAAGCAAGGCTCTTTAAAACCCTGCTCCAGTTCTTCCCTGTGTACGTCTATTCCTTCAAAATTTTCAGACAGTTTCAACCCTATTGCATTTACAATTTCATTTAGCATCTATCCTCCTAACTTTTTAAGCCATTCAGTAATCTTCTTTTCTATAACGGATGGAGCTTGCTTTTGCAGTTCACTTTCAGAAATTGTTAGCATAAACTTACCTTTTACCCAAGACTTTTTTAATCTCTTCCCAATAGCAGGAACAAATCTTCCTGGTGTTTGTCTATGCCCGAACTCAACATAACTAGCATATTCAGTAGAGTTTGAAACTTCTATTTCGTAATTCCCACCATTTTTTCTTACATCCGATACTGTCCAGTTTTTTCTTAGAGTCCCACCTTGTCCACCATATGTTTTAGAG